ACCGGATGGCCGCGAATGTTTTTGAAGTGGTCCCCTTGATGTGATGTTTCATCCAATTAAAACGCTCGGCGAAAGCTTAATTATTTATGGTCCCCTATTTAAGACTTAGTCACCAAGTTTCTGCGAAATGCAAAATGTGGGATCCACTCCTAAACGAATTTCCGGAAAGCGTCCACGGTTTCCGTTGTATGTTAGCGGTTAAGTATCTGCAAGCGGTCGAGAAGACGTATTCACCCGATACCCTAGGGTTTGATCTCATCCGTGATCTCATCGGTGTAATTCGTGCGAAGAACTATGTCGAAGCGTCCAGCAGATATTCTCATTTCCACGCCCGTCTCGAAAGTACGTCGCCGTCTGAACTTCGACAGCCCATACAACAGCCGTGCTGCTGTCCCCACTGTCCGCGTCACAAAAGGGCAGATATGGAAGAACCGACCTGCATACAGAAAGCCCAGGTTCTACAGAATGTATAGAAGTCCTGATGTCCCTAAGGGATGTGAGGGTCCATGTAAAGTGCAATCTTTCGATGCGAAGAACGACATTGGTCATATGGGCAAGGTAATCTGTCTGTCTGACGTTACCCGTGGTATGGGGCTTACTCATCGAGTTGGCAAGCGTTTCTGTGTCAAGTCACTTTATTTTGTCGGGAAGATCTGGATGGATGAAAATATTAAGGTTAAGAATCACACTAATACCGTTTTATTTTGGATAGTTAGGGATCGGCGTCCTACTGGAACGCCTAATGATTTTCAGCAGGTCTTTAATGTATATGATAATGAACCCAGCACTGCTACTGTAAAGAACGACCAGCGTGATCGTTTCCAGGTTATAAGGAGGTTTCAGGCAACGGTGACTGGTGGACAATATGCAGCTAAGGAGCAGGCGATTATTAGAAAGTTTTATCGTGTTAATAATTATGTAGTTTACAATCACCAGGAAGCTGGGAAGTACGAGAACCATACTGAAAATGCTTTGTTGTTGTATATGGCATGTACTCATGCCTCTAATCCTGTGTATGCTACTTTGAAAGTCAGAAGTTATTTCTATGACTCAGTGACGAATTAATAAATATTAAATTTTATATCGTGTTTTTCAATTACATCACTTGTTCCTTCTAATACATTGTACAGTACATGAGACATTGCCCTAATTACATTATTAATACTAATCACGCCTAATCTATCTAAATATTTAATACATTGATATTTAAATACTCTTAAGAAACGCCAAGTCTGAGGATGTAAATGAGTCCAGATCTGGAAGTTCAGAAAACATTGATGCATCCCCAACGCTTTCCTCAGGTTGTGATTGAACCTGATCTGGATTGTTATTATGTCGTGGTTCATCAGGAATGGTCTCTCGTGGTGTTGGGTTATCTTGAAATAGAGGGGATTTGGTACCGTCCAGATATATACGCCATTCTCTGCTTGAGCTGCAGTGATGGGATCCCCTGTGCGTGAATCCATGATTGTGGCAGTTAATGGATACAAAGTATGTGCACCCGCAAGGAAGATCAACTCTACGCCTGCGAATTGATTTCCTCTTCGCAATTCTGTGTTGGACTTTGATGGGTACCTGAGTACAATGGTTGTGTGATGGTGATGAATTCTGCATTCTTTAATGACCAGTCTTTGAGTGCAGAATTTTTATCCTCATCCAAGTACTCTTTGTATGATGACGTTGGTCCTGGATTGCAGAGGAAGATAGTGGGAATTCCACCTTTAATTTGAATGGGCTTCCCGTACTTTGTGTTGCTTTGCCAGTCCCTTTGTGCCCCCATAAATTCTTTAAAATGCTTTAGGTAGTGGGGGTCGACGTCATCAATGACGTTGTACCAGGCATCATTACTGTAGACTTTTGGGCTCAGGTCCAGATGTCCACATAAATAATTGTGTGGGCCTAAAGACCTGGCCCACATTGTCTTCCCTGTACGACTCTCGCCCTCTATGACAATACTTTTAGGTCTCCATGGCCGCGCAGCGGCACCAACAACATTCTCAGCCGCCCACTCTTCAAGTTCTTCTGGAACTTGATCGAAAGAAGAAGAAGAAAAAGGAGAAATAAAAACCTCCAAAGGAGGAGCAAAAATCCTATCTAAATTGGCATTTAAATTATGAAATTGTAAAACAAAATCTTTGGGCGCTAATTCTTTGATTACATTAAGAGCCTCTGACTTACTTCCTGCGTTAAGCGCTTGGGCGTAAGCGTCGTTGGCTGATTGTTGTCCTCCTCTTGCAGATCTACCGTCGATCTGAAACTCTCCCCATTCGAAGGTGTCTCCGTCCTTGTCCAAATAGGACTTGACGTCCGAGCTCGATTTAGCTCCCTGAATGTTTGGATGGAAATGTGCTGACCTTGTTGGGGATACCAAATCGAAGAATCGTTGATTCGTGCATCTGAATTTCCCCTCGAATTGGATAAGCACGTGGAGATGAGGGCTCCCATCTTCGTGTAGTTCTCTACAGACTTTGATGAACTTCTTGTTAGTTGCGGTGTCTAGGGCTTTTATTTGGTCAAGGGTTTCCTCTTTTGTAAGCGAACAGTGTGGATAAGTTAGGAAATAATTTTTGGCATTTATTTGGAATTTTCTGGGTGGTGCCATTTGACTTGGTCAATGGGTACCCAATGAGAGGATTTCATAATGCTCTGGGTATCGGTGCATTGGTACCCTTATATACTCGGTTACCTAATGGCATTATCGTAATTCTCAAAATTAAATTCAAATTTCGAATTTGTAAAGCGGCCATCCGTATAATATT